CTTTCGATGTTCATCTGCATCATGATCCGATTTCCTCCTTGTATTGTTCCTTCAGCATAATCATTCTTTCTGCCTGCTGCTTCTTGATCTTTTCAATCTTTGTGATCAGACGCTGGATCGTCTGCGCCCGACTTCGGATCTGTCTATGCAGTTTGATCTGTCGTTCCACCTGCTGCCGTTTCTGAATCAAGAACTGCATTTCATGATCTACAATCAGCACTGTGTATTTCTTCCCGCATTCCTGACAGGCAAAATACTGTTCTGTCACGTTGAATCCTTCCGCCTGTCTTGCGATGATCCTTGTTTTCACATTTATGTGTTCAATTACAGATCCGCAGACGTCGCAAACAACTTCTGATCCGTTTCTGTACGCTTCTTCATTGAATTTCTTTTCCATGTCGTTCTCCTTTCCTATGTCGCAGGCATCAGGACATCTTGACTGTTTTCCTGATCCGGCTGCGCGTGTGCGGGCATCACCCCGCACATATGCGCCATCATTGCAGCGATCGCTGTGTCAAATTCCGGTTCCAGCTTTTCATACTGATCATCCGGCATCGTTTTCCATAGCTGCGTCTGAATTTCTCTAATTCCGATCATAGCGTTCATCAGTCTATCCTGTGTCAACAACTTCTTTGCGCTGTATGTCTTCAATTCCGGTTTTATAAATTTATCTTTATCTGCCATCAGTCTTCATCCCCCAAGTCAATCAATCCCAGTGCTTCCGCATCGTAAACATCCATGATCCCGATGACAGCATATCCTTCAATGATCGCACTGGATGTCTGTGCATCGTCGGCGCATGTAATGCACACACGCATCTGTTCACCTGTTGATCTTCCATCGCGGAATGCAAGCAGTGTCAAAATGTCCTTTTCTCTGTATCCCGCCTGATCCTCTTTTACAATCATGTGACGGATCTTTCCTTCTTTGATGTCTTTGAACACTTCCGCCGACACCCGCATCATTCGCGCTTTCTTTTCATCCGAAGGCAGGTTCTTCATCTTTTCTTCCTGCTCCATTTCAGTCAGCTTTTTCGCCGTTTCCCTGTCGATTGTCGCCTGTTCCTCGTCATATCGCTGTTCCGGCGTCTTTTCAGCTTCCGCCTTATCAACATAACGATCGCAGTCCTGACATGTCCCTGTTTTCACGTTGCATTCTGAATATCGCTGGCATGAATAGCAAAGTGATGTGATGCTTTCCGGATGCGCCTGCTGCCATTCTTCTTCCTGTTCCTCTTCTGTTTCCTCCTGCTCCCATTCCTCCGGATCTTCCGGCAAATTCATCTGCCCCGGAATTTCTGCTTTCTCTGCTGCTTCTTCGATCTCTTTCTTTGCCTGTTTCACTTCTTTTAATGACAGCCCGCCTTCTTTGTACTTTTCCAGCAGTTCCATCTGCTTATCCTCTGCCATTCCGCTAATTTCATATGCTGCTGAAAATGTCAAGCGACCTTCTTTCAGTTCTGCTGAAAATTCCGGAATCAAATGTTTGTTAATGCTTTCGATCTGTGCAATCTTCGTTCCAGTCATATTCATGATCGAAGCAATCACATCACGCAGACGTCCGCTGTCCAGTTTGTACCCCTGAAGCGTCAATCCATTATCCTTCATGTACTGAAGTGATTCCTTCAGGCGTTTTTCCTCTTCCAACATGTCCGCGATCGTCTTGTCACGATACGCATTCGCAATGATCAGCTGTACCATTTCTTCGTTCTCTTCAGCTGCGCTTTTGATCTGGCATGTCGCCGTTTCAAAATCTTCATATCCCTTTTCCAGTAACAAATTCAATGCACGCCATCTTCTTTCCCCGGCGATGATCTTATATTCTCCGCGTTCACAGGGCGCATATGCTACTGTCATATTCTCCATCAAACCGACCGCCAAGATTTCCTGTGCCAGCTGTTCAATTCCCGGCATCGAATAAAAATTCCTGTCATTGCTGTAAATCTTCCGGATGCTAATGTCCCGTGTCCGGAATCTTGCTTTCGGTTTCTCTTCTGCTGCTGCCTTGCTGTTTTTATTTAAGGCATCCATTACGCTCCATCCTGCTGCCATGTTTATTCCTCCTCTGCTTTTATCGTGATCGTTATCTGTTCCAGCACCTTCCGGCTTGCGTTCTTCACATCCGCGTGTGAATCACTTCTGTCTTTTTCTATGTACTTCTGAATCAAACGCTTTGTCTTCTCCGGATCCAGAATGATCCTAAACTTCGCAATCGCTTCATCGAACCTTTTCTGTATCTGTTTATCCGTCATATTGTTATCATCAATTTCACGAAATATCGGTTCCGCTTCCGATTCGTCGATCTGATCAATAATGTCTGTGATCTCCTCTTGTAGATCCTGCATTTTCTTTTTCAGTTCGTCCGCCTGCTTTGCTCTGTCCTGAAGCTGATTAAATGTCTTCAGGCTGATCGTTACCTGTCCATCAATTTCCATGTCTATCCCTCCATATCTTTCAGCAGTTCCGTCACAACATTCCGATAGTCCTGTGTGACAATACAATTTTTAGAAAACTTCGGAAGCGGTACGCGCTGCATGGTTGCCTTTTCCGCAATGATGGATCTTCTAACAGCCGTCACGAAGCAATCCTGTCCAGATGATTCTTTCAGCCATGCTTCCACCTGAAGGCTTGTCTGGTTCTTCTGTCGCATAGTCATTAAAATCTTCATGCGGATCCGGTCGTTCAGGCTTCGCAGATCTTCCAGCTGTTCATCCATATTCGCAATCGCTTCAATTTCAAATCCGCCGATCTTAACCGGAAGGATCACAAGATCTGTCGCCACCAAAACATTCGTCACGGTCATATCCAGCAGCAGCCCACAATCAACCACGCAATAATCATATACGTCCTGCACTTCCAGCATTGCAGCCGCAAAGCGAAGGATCTGATCTTCTTTTTCGTTCAGCAGCAGATTCATGTTAGTCCGCATTAAATATCCATTTGCTGTGATGATGTCAATATTGTGATACGGTGTTGTCTGGATCAGGTCTGTTGTCTTGTAAGATCCTCCGACGCTTCTGTGTCTTTCCAATAATTCAGACATCCCGATCCCTTCCGGTTTATATCTGTCATACAGCATTGATACATTGCCTTGCTGATCCGCATCGACCAGCAACACCTTCTTCCCCTGTTCTTCTCCCAGCAGGTAAGCGATCGAAGCCGCCGTCATTGTTTTGCCGATCCCGCCCTTCTGGTTCATAATTGCGATTGTTTTCATGATGTGTACCTCCTATTTCACAATTTTGAATTTTTTTCTGTTTCTTTTTGCCTGTTCCTCCGTGATGATATATTCATCACATTCCTGTTTCCACTTATCCGGATTCTTCGTATCTCCGTCATACCATCTGCACCACTCGCAGGCGTCGCAAAATATCTTTGCTTCTCCTGCCGTTTTATCTTCGCTCTATAGATTGTTCGCGCAGTTATTGCATATGCAGCCGCCGCAAGGAAAAGCATAATCACTTCGCTTCATAGTATTCGTTATACTTGCAACGCTTGCACTTTCGATCCAGCGTCCCATCATCCGGATTTCTGCACCCGGTACATTCTCCGCGGCTGCTGATCATTGCTTCCTTGAATCCGAATTTTTTGTGCCTTTGTGCCAGTTCACAGTTCTTCAGTGCTTTCCTTGCCTGTTTGGATCTTTCTTCTACTCTTTGAAAATAATACATTTCACTTTCCCGTTCTTTCTGATCATCAGGTTCTGTTCTGACATTGCATCTTCTCTGTTTCCAGTATCAATTTTCTTCAGGTTGATATATTCTTGTAGCACCCGGATCGCTTCTTCTGCCCCATAGCAAACTGTGCAGTAATGTCCTGCTGCCGCCAGTGCCTTCAGCATTTTCTTCTGACTGTCTTCCAGTCTTCCGGTATCGTATTTCATTTCAATGTACAAACCGTTGTACATTCCCATCGGAACCGGAAGACACAGATCCGGAATCCCAGCTTTCACGCCCATCTGCTTCAATTTCACTGCTTCCGCTTTGTTGCGGCTCCCCCCATTCGGGCAATGATGCAGCAGTTCCAGTTCCGGATGCGCGTTCTGGTTCCATCGCGCCCAGTCCATGACGCTCATTTGCTCTGTATCCTCGCTTCTTCTTGCGTATCTTCGATTCACTCTTCTTCCTCCTTGCATATGTTCCAATATTTGCAGAACAGGCAGCAGTGATGACATTGCTGGATCCTGATCATATGGATCATGTGTCTGATCTTCTTCGTGATGTTCCTGATCATCCGCGCCCCTCCTCTGCTTTCTTTTTCTCTTCTTTCAGCTGTTGCGCTCGATCCATAATCTTTGTGTTGTATGTATACTTCACAACGCCCTGATCCCACAGATTCGCTTTTGCGCCCTGCTTCCCGTAGTTATAAACTGCCAGCGTATAGTACGGAAGATCTTCATCTGGTACTGTTCCGCGAAGATCGTTCTGGATTTCTGACAGATAATTCACGCCAACCAGCACATTCTGATATGGATTCTTCAAGTCATACGCTCCCAGTTCTTCCATCCTTTGCATATGCCATTTTTCCGACACCTGCATCAAACCGATTGACGTTCCATTGTCGCCTTCAGCGTCCCATCTGCATCGGGATTCCTGTTCGATCAATGCAAAAACCATTTCATAATCGACGCCATTCTGTTCGCATACAATGTATGTATATACCTGAATGATCGTCGGCAACTCTCCGCCTGCTGCCTTGCATTCTTCAGATATTTCATGATAATAAAATCCTGTCACTTGATCGCTCCCCCAGTCCTGCGACATTGTATTCCACGGAAAATCATATGTACCGTACAGACTTTTGCATCCATATACATCCGTCATGTCTGTCTGCTCCACTGGATCCTGCCGATCATACAATTCTTCGATCTGCTCCTGCTGCTGCCGGATCTCCTGATCCCACGCCTGCACCTGCTTTTCAAATTCGTGCATTTGTATTGTCAGCACCAGCAGAAAAATGATCAGCGGCATCGCAAGCATTGCCGGATGCCTTGCAATGAAATCCCATACAGCACATACGATCTTCAAAGTCTTCCTGATCAGTCTTTTGATCTTTCTTCGTGCTGTTCTCCTACTTCTTGCCCTTGTCATGTGCCGTTCCTTTCCTCAACCGCATCCGCCCGTATATGTAGAACCTGCCGTTGAACGTGTTATATTTCACTTCTGCTTCAGCAAAATCATATTTATCGCCATACCATTTCATCAAATGATCGCAGACATTCAGATCTCCTTTTACGATCCTGTCCACATCCTTCTGTTTCGTTTTGTAATGATTGACTTTTTCTTTCGGTTTCCGCAGTCCCTTTGATGCACACCATGTCTTTTGATACTTTCCTTTTTTGCTTTTCTCTTTCGTGATGTACCTTGCCATTCCGACCAGACCGTTTTCATCCCTCTGAAGCCTTCTGATCTCATTTCTTTTTCCAAGATTCCAGACTGCTTCAACCGTGTCCATATCCACATCGCCATCCATAACGATGTGATGATGCCAGCGTCCTTTTTCACTGCATTCTGTGACATACACATATCTTGCATTACTCAATCCCTGCTTCTTCCGCTGGTAATTCAGTCGCCTGATATAGTTCTGCATGTTCTTCGTTGCCACTTCCATCGAAGCAGGCATATTGTCATCCGTGTATGTGAATGTCGCCCATATATCTCTATCTGTGAAGTTCTCACCGATCACCCTTTCGCACATCTTTTTACTGTTTTTATCATTCAGATTCTTCTGTGCTTGTCTTTGTCTTTTTCTCTTCCCTTCATCCGGGATCTGATCTTTCTGTCCCTTCGTAAATTCTGGATAGATTTCCACTTCCAGCTGATCACCTGATCGGATCTCCTTCGTTGCATAGATGCTTTTCACCTTGCCTTCCTTCAGGATCCTTTCTTCGTTTGCTTCCTCCATCTTATCCAGACTATTCAT